ACACCGAGGAGACCGTCAAGGAACAGGCCGCGCTGATCAGCGGGCTGCTCTGGGCGCTCCGCCTGCACTTCCTGCCCTGGCTACACGAGAACTACAAGGTCGTCGCCATCGAGAAGGAGCGCCTGCACTTCCTGACCTGTGCGTGTGGTGCGCCGAAGCTCGACACCGCCGAGCACATCCGTCGAGGCTGCACCGGGAAGGCGCTGATGATCCGCACCGACCTCCTGGCCGAGCAGCGGCGTGGACGCTCGCTCGCCTACTTCGAGACTAAGACGACCGGCTGGGAGAGCGACGCCTGGGCCGATCAATGGGAGACCGACCCGCAGCTGGCGATGGGCACGGTCGACGCCCAGGAGCTGTGGGGCGCCGAGGTCACCGAGCTGTACATCGTCGGGCTGAACAAGGGCCGGCGGATGAAGGACCGCTACAACCCCGAGGACATGAAGCGCCAGCAGTCGCCGCTCTGCTACGGCTACGTCAGGCCGGGGAACCCGCCGGTGGCGCCGGAGGACTGGCTCCCGAGCTACGAGTGGGTCAACGACAGCGGCGAGACCAAGCGCGCCAGCCGCGCCCACAAGCGCAAGGGCATCTGGCACCTGGCCGAGAGTGACTGGCCGGTGTGGCGCGCCTACCACGTCAACGACCCCGAGCTGACGCCGGAAGAGTTCTGGGTGCAGATCGCGCTGCCGCAGTCGCTGCTCAAGAAGACCTGCTTCGTCCTCGGCCCGATGAACCGCCAGGACCAGCAGCTCAAGTCGTTCCTCGCCGGCATCAAGGGCGAGGAGGACCGCTGGCAGGAGACGCTCTGGGATCTCTACGCGCTGGAGAACGAGCATGGCTGGGCGAGCGACGAGTTCCAGGCGCACCTCGACCAGCGCGTGCCGTGCAGCTGGGCGTGTCGGCCGTTCGGCCGCGAGCACCAGTGCGAGTTCGTCCCCGTGTGTCACCGACATACCGGCTGGGACGACCCGTGGGGCAGCGGCGCCTATCAGCCACGCCTGCCGCACCACGACCCCGAGCTGCAGCAAGCGGTCGCACGCGGGCTGCTCGTTGCCGAAGCCGAAGAAGCCGACGAGGAGGAACGATGAGTCCAGCAGGCGGCAGCCGCTTCTATCAGGGACCAGGCCTCGGCGAGGCGATGTGGAGGTGCCCGAGCTGCGGCGCGGAGAACCAGGGGCCGATCGCCGCAGGCTGTGGCATGTGCGGCGCCGGCAATCCCAACGCCGCGCCGCCACCACCACCACCTGACACGCAAGCGGCACAAGGCGACCTGGCCGACTACTGGGCCGCCAAGCATCCTGACGCGACGACCGCCGCGGCGTTTCGCGCCGGCTACATGGAAGGCCTGCACGCGGCGCGCACACAGCACACGCAGCAGCAGAGTGCCGCGTTCACGCAGGAGGGCAAGGTCGCCCGCACCATCCTCGCGGCGCTCGCGCACTTTCGCGACCAGGTGCTGGCAGATATTCCGAACGAAGTCACCGACGGCGAGTGGCTGAGCGTGCAGGAAGTCGATCAACTCATTGCGCGCCTCCAGGCGCAGGGATAAGTCATGGCTGACACACCGCGTCGTATCTTCACCGCCACACTTATCCTCGGCGTGCCCGGCGCCGGGAAGACCTCCTTACTCGCCACCTTCGCGGAGTATCTCTGGGAGACCTATAAGAAAGTCCTCCTGCTCTACTCCTGGGACGGCGGCGCCATCCCCACGCCGCTACAGAAGTTAATGCAGCAGGGTCTTATTCGCTTCTGGCGCGCCCGCACCAGGAGCGCTGAAGGTCTCGGCATCGAGACCGTGATGATGGCGACCAAGGGTTACTGGCCGGCGAAGATCGATCCAGTGACGGGTGAGACGACACCGGCCGTGCGCTTAGTTGGACCCGTCACGACACGCTACACAGTCGCGTGTAGGAAGACGGGCGAGATCCTCGCCGAGCTGCCGGCGAACAACCAGGTCGGCCCGACTTACTGCAAGGCCTGCAGCACGCAGCACGCGCTGCCCGAGTTGAACATCAGCGAGCACGTCGAGCGGACGCCCGGCTTCGAGAAGGTCGGCGGCGTCGCCTTCGACGGCCTCACGTCGATGGGGTCGGTGGTCGTCGATCACATGGACGAAGCCAGGGGCAGCGGGCAGATCGGCGGCGAGAAGAGCGCCTTCGGCGGCACCGTCACCAGCGGCAGCGTCAAGTTCGGGGGCAGCAATCGCGCCGACATCGGCTTCGGCCAGACGCGGATGCGGCAGTGCGTCCATAACTCCCTGAGCATCCCGTATCTGGTCGAGGGGCCGGTGTTCACCGCGCTCTCGATGGAAGCGACTGACGAGGGCGGCCTCGCGATCGTCGGCGCCAAGCTGCCAGGCCGCGCCGCCACCGACGAGGCGTCGAGCTGGTTCGGCAACGTCTACGAGATGGGCCGCACCGCCGACGAGAAGGGCATGGAGCACTTCACCATGTTCCTCCGGCCGTTCACCGACGCGCAGGGCCGGCGCCACCTCCTGAAGACCAGCGCCTCGCCGACGGGCCTGCCCTGGACCCTGACCGATCCCATCCAGAGGCCGTGGTCGGAGGCCAACCTGGGCAAGGTGTTCCAGATGCTCGACGAGGATCTGCGCCGCGCTCTCGGTGAGAAGGAACGGCCGGGACTGCCTGGCCTCGCCGGCACGCCGAGCGACTACGGCGTGACGTTCCAGACGACCCCGACACCAACGGTCACTCCAGCTCTCACGCCGGCCCTCCAGGCACCGGCGGCGACGCCGGCCGCCATGCCAACCGCTCCCACCGCACGCAAGCGCGTGCGTCCCGAGCCGGTGCCCTCTCCGACGACGACGACGACTCCTACGACGACTACGACGACGACTCCTCACGACGGCGACGACGCCGCCGAGCCTCCGGTCCCGATGCGGGCCGGCGGCCCACCACCACCGCCGGGGTTACCCCCACAGCGGGCGCCTGGTGCGTAACAGGAACCAGACGTTGAGAGTCGAGGTACGAGATGCCGAAGTCTATCCAGGAGCTTGCGGGTGAGCTGAAGGACGAAGTATTGCCGACCAGCGGCCAGGTGCTCGATGACCTGCCGCACTTCGGAGGGTTCGCGCCGCCGCCGCAGCCGGGGCGCTATCGCTTCGCGCTGCCGAAGGACATGAGCGCGATCTACGACCTGTTCGACGTGCCGGAGAAGAAGCCGCCGCAGCGCGTGCGGGCGCACTTCGACCGCGAGCATCCGCTGATGATCGTGCAGTCGCCGAAGAGCGCGATGAACGGCGAGCCGTTCGAAACGCGCCTGACCAACAACGAGCGCAAGCGCGGCAAGGGTGGCAACGTCCTCGCCAGCGACTTCGACTACTTACTCGCGGCGTTCGGCTACAAAGAGAAGCCGAAGAGCAACAAGGAATACATGCAGCTCTTGTCACAGCAGGGTGGCAAGCAGTTCGAGGCGGAGATCCGCTACAGCTGGCGCTGCGACCGCAACCGTGACATCCGGGTGAAGGATCCCAGCGGCCAGATCCAGGTGGTCGAGGGCAAGCCGGGCTGCGGCACGTCCTACTTCTCCGAGGACGTCAGTAAGAACCCCGACGGCACCACGCCCTACGAGGTCGAGTGCGAGAACTGCAAGGGGCTGATGCGCGCCTTCGCCAACCTGGACAACATCCGAGCGTAGTCATGCCAACCGATCGGATGCTGCAGTTCTTTACGTTGAAACACCTGCCACCGACGTTGCAGGACGCGAGCCGACCCTTCTGTCTTCTCGCCGAGCGCATCGTCGACACGTATCCGATGAACCCTGAGCGCACCGTCGCTCTTCGCAAGCTGCTCGAAGCGAAAGACGCCGCGGTGCGCTGCCACCTCTATGTCGAGGAGGCGTGATGAGCAGCAAGAAGGATCCGGTGATCGCCGTGCTCGCGTACTTCGAGACTGCGGAGCTGCCGCTGGCGCACCAGGCGCTGACGCTGGCGAAAGCAGTCCTCCGGCGGCGTGGCCCGAAAGGCGCGCCGCGACGACGATCGCCGCCGAAGACCAAGCCGGCGGTGGCGGTCGATAACTCGGTGAACTAGTTCAACTCGGACGAGTAGGAGGGGCAGATGACGTCGAGGATCCTCACCAAGGCTTACACCCTCGGGACGCACGAGCCGCTCCTGCTCGTTCACATCACCATCGACTGTGACGCCTGTGGCGAGTACGACATCGTGCTGCTCGGGCACCACGTCAAGGGCCTGCTTCAGGCGCTGCAGGAAGTCACCGAGCGGTCGCCGGCCCTCACTGACGGTGGCGACCTCGAAGTGGTCTGCCGCTCACACTCACACCAGACGCCGGGATTGAACTAGTGCTCGCTGTCGTCACCGCCACCGTCGACCGCGAGCGCGCTGATCCGTGTCTTGCCAGCTGGAAGCAACACGCCGCTGGCGACTACAAGCTGGAGGTGATCACCAACGGCGGCACGCACGACTACCTCGGCCCGGTGGCCGCCTTCCGCATCGGCGTCGAGAGCGCGTTGCAGCGGTTTTCTGAGTGCGACGTGATTGCGTGCTTCCACGACGACCTGGTCATCCTGGAGAGTAACTGGGACGAGACCATCGAGCACTGCTTTCGCGAGCACCCCGAGGTCGGCCTCGCCAGCTTCGGCGGCTGCACCATCCTCGGCGACGACATGCTCTACCACGCGCCGTATCACCCCGACCTGCTGGAAGCCGGCGAGCTGGTGCATGGCGTGCAGCCGCAGCGCATCGTCGTGCCGGTGCCCTACTGCCTGATCGGCCGGCGCGCCTTCTGGAGCGGCTTCCACGAGGTCGAGTGGCGCACGCGCCAGACCCGGCGCAAACGTATGCCACGCCCGTGGGCCGTGATCGACGACCTCGGGATGGTGGATCACTGGTACGAGGGCGCGCTCGCCTGCCTGGCGCGTCGCGGTGGCTGGCAGGTGCGGTACCTGCCGGTGCGCTGCCGGCACCTCAAGGGTCAGACGACCCGCGATGCCGGCTATCAGCAGTGGGCAGCGGAAGAGATCGAGGGAGGAGACCGTGGCTTCTGGGAAGCAGCACACCGGATCGGATACGACGCCTTCAAAGACGTCCTCCCGCTCCGACTCGACTGACGAGCCGCGCCTGCGTGGCGTCGTGCAGCGCCTGTATATCGAGCGCGGGTTCGGGTTCATTCGCGTCCCGACCGGCGAAGACTACTTCTTCCACATGTCGGGTCTGGAGGACTGTCGGATCGCGGAGCTGGAGGAAGGTCTGCTGGTGGAGTTCGAGGCACGGCAGACGGCGAAGGGGCAGCGCGCCGAACATATCGCGAGGGTCGCGTGACCGGGCCGCGCGCCATCCTCTGGAACACCCGCTACACACTCGACGACGTCGACAAGGCGCGTGTGATCTGGGCGGCGAAGAAACGCTACGACTGGAACCGCCGCGTCAACGCGCAGTACGACGACTTCACCGGCCGCCCGCCGATGGCGCAGGAGATTGACAGCGTCGGCGCCGAGCTGGCGTTCGCTCGCATGGCCTGGCTCAAGCCACGCCTGGTGCTGACACAGTGGCAGGGTGCCGCGAACTGCTTCATGCCCGACGGCCGAAGCGTCAACGTCACGCACACACGCATGAACCCGCCGCTGCTGTTGGAGGGTTACAACGCCAAGCGCTTCTGCGCGTTCTACATCCTGGTGACCGGAGCCTTTCCGAGGTTTCGCTATCGCGGCTGGGCCAGGTTCTGCGAGCTGATCCACCACAGCACGGTGCGGCAGTTCCAGACGCTCTGCTACTCGTTGAAGCACTACCAGGTCAGACGCGACCTGGTCATCCTCGCGCAGGAAGAGGAGGAGTGATGGCGTTCATCAAACTCGTCAAACCCAGCTCGAACGAGGAGAAGCACACCCACACCGTGCTCGACACCATCGAGCTGACGCCGAAGCTGATCGCGGCGTGGAAGTCGCCGCCCTTCCAGCGCGAGCTGAAGATCAACGCCAAGGTCCAGCAGTGCGGTGAGGAGATCAAGCAGGCGGGCGGCGTGCTCCCCGGCGTGATCACCATCGGCGTGCTCGACGGCCAGGTCTACACCGTCGACGGCCAGCACCGCATTGCCGGCTGGCTACACAGCGGCATGGAGACCGGCTACGCCGACGTGCGGACGCACTGGTTCAACACGATGGCGGAGATGGCCGCGGAGTACGTGACGCTCAACTCGCCGCTGGTCAGGATGCGCCCCGACGACATCCTGCACGGGATGGAGGCGTCGAGTCCGCACCTGCAGCGCATCCGCCGGAAGTGCGGCTTCGTCGGCTACGACCTGGTGCGGCGCAGTGAGCGGGCGCCGGTGGTGTCGATGAGCGCGTTCCTACGGTTGTGGACCGGCAGCCGGCACGACGCGCCGACCAACTCCGGCTCCGGCATGGCCGCGCTCGGCGAGATGGACGAGAACGAGACCACCCACGCGATCGACTTCCTCGGCGTCTGCTTCGAGGCGTGGCGCCGCGACCACGAGTATGCGCGGCTGTGGGGCACGCTCAACCTGTCGCTCTCGGCCTGGCTCTATCGCCGCATGGTGCTCGGTGAGCGCGTCGTCGCCAACACGCGCTTCGCCCGTTTCAGCAAGGACGACTTTCGGAAGTGCCTGCTCGGCCTGTCGGCGGAAGCGGCCTATCTCGAATACCTGGTCGGCCGTAACAACAGCGCCGAGCATCGCCCGCCGACCTACCAGCGCATCAAGGCGATCTTCCAGAAGCGCTACCTGGCGGAGACCGGGAAGCCGGCGAAGCTGCCCTCGCCGCCGTGGGCACATGGCTATCACTGATGGACGCCATGACCGCGCTGCTGCTCTCCCGAACGTGCAACCTGAACGACTTCCCAGGCTGCATCACGGTGGCGGCGTGGCAGGAACGGTTGGCGCATCACGCCTGGACGCAGTGGCTGGACGCGCATCACATCCTGACCCGGGAGCAGAGCATCGTCGACAACTACAGCGGCGCGCCGTTCGCCGCGCCAGGACCGTCGGCGCTCTACCGCTACCCCGGCAGCGACAACGGCGTCGAGCGGGCGGTGCCGGCGGTGTTCGGCCTGTGCGTGCTCGACAAGGTGGAAGCGCCGGTCAGTTACCTGCAGCGTGCGGCGACCATCCTCCGGCCGCAGGGGCTGTTGTTCCTCACCTTCACCTTCTGGGATGCGGAAGGCGAGGACGTCGCGTCAGGGCACGAGCTGCGGCAGCGCATCTACTCGGCGCACAGCTGGCAGCGGTTGATTAGGGATGCACGACGGGCTGGCTTCAAGGAGTTCGGAGGCCACGATTGGTACTACTACGGGAACAAACTCGACGACCACTCATTAGCCAG